CCTGGAACTGCTCGAACTCGTCGCCGCTCTTGAGAACCTTAACCGTCGAGCCGAACACGTTCTCGTAGTAGGTCTGGGCGGTGCCTTGGCTACCGACAACACCGGAGCGGAGGCTGCTGGCCTGCACCTCCCCGGAGCTGGTCTTGATCACCTGGGCCACGCTGGAGGCCAGCTTGCAGGATTCCATCTCCAGTTTCTGGAGGTCGTCCAGGTCGTGCAGGTCGTTAATGACGCACGCCACGAAGGGCAGGCCGCGGAGCTGGCCGGCACGCTGGGCCTCGTAGATGTGGACGATGGAGTCGGAAGATATCGACCGGACTTCGGTGAGTTGGCCCTGGTTCGTTTCCTGCCCAATAAAGTAGGAAAGAGCTCGGCCTGTTTTGGTATCAAACCGGACTCCATCGAAGATGTCCGGCGATTGCTCCTGGCCGGTAGGTGTTGCCACCTGTTGCGGCTCGATGAGCTGGAGTCGGGGGCGGCCCGAGTCGCCCTTGGTCAGAAGCAGGAAGGATTCGCCATCGTAGAACCAGCCCCGCGCGGCCAGGCTCATGAGGGTGCCGAAAGACTGCCGGGATCCGATGTCCGGATAACGGCACCAGGTGTCCCACCATTTCTTTGCCCGGAGATTCCAGTCGGGATCCGAGGAAGCCGGCTGCACGCTGAAGTTACTGCCGACGGTGTAGTTCTCGAACAGGTCACCGAGGCGGTTCATCACCGCGTTATTCTGCTCGAAAAATCTGCTTTTCCGGACGATCTGCTGCCGGGTCGAGGCAGTAACATCGAACCGCACCGAGGTGTAGCTCGTGTCCAGGAAGGAACGCCGGATCGAGTTGGACGCGCCTTCGTAGCGGTTTACGGGGGCCGACCGGAACTTGGCCAGGATGTTGTCGAGGAATCCCATTAGGTCATCCCCGTTCTGATGGCGCCCTCTCGACGGAAGTTCGAGAAGTCACCGCCGTAACTGGTCACAGCGACCAGGACAACGGCCATCATTTTGTTGAAGATCTGGGTGTCGGTAGGGGCGGCGATGCCGTCCTGGCCGAGTAGGTAGACAGCTAGCTCGTAGTCGGCGATCAGGCTTTCCCACATCTCGACCATCTCGGAAGGCGTGGGGGCGCCCTTACCGGGCTCGGCAAACTCGACCGAGACATCCGAGGAAGATGTCGACCGAACAACCTGGCCGGACTCGATCACCGAGGCCGCGGCAATGACCTTCGAGGTCAGGGCGGCCAGCAGTGTGGCGCCACCGAGGGCGCTGTAGACACTGCGAAGATAGGCACGCTTGATTGCGACCGTGAAAGTGAACACCTCGGGCTGGAGGCTTTCACATTTTTTGGCCTGTTCAATGGCTTAGCTAAGACTGGACATCACTTGACGCTAAGTCATTCCAGAGCATCACCATGGCCAGTTGCATGATCTCGCAGTCGTGCAGATGGTCGGGCCACTTTTGGTTGCGTTTAACCCAGACGTGTTTGATCCGGCCTGCTCGATTGGCTTGGGGCCGTAGCAGGTGAGAGTCGAGGTGACGCCAGTAAAGATCTGGATCCGCCACATAGGCGCCTTCGGCCTGGACGCTGGGAGGCTCCTGGTGGACGCCCCATTCCCGGTCGATGTCGCCCTTCCGGAGCCTTGAGAGCATATCTCGGAGGTGCTCGGTGTCGAACACCAGGAGGGGCTGCACCACATCGGTCCGCATCGAGGAAGATGTCGACAGGCCGAACGGGTGCACCGCCCCGGTGGATGTCGTGAACCGGGCGCCGGTCTCCCGGCCTTTGAGCGGTAGCCATCCGATCAGGGCAGGCTTTCGGAGACCGCCCTCCGGTGGGAACCGCAGGCCGCACGGGTAGCTGATAGGGTTGGAGGTCACCGATGAATAGGCTCCGCAGGCGTCGTAGACCGTCTGGGTATTGAAGCCTGAGTCAATGCCCACATCCATGTCGTGCACCTCCAGAGCCACCTGCACCCGTCGGAGGGCAGCGAAGTCATCGGCATGGCCGGCAGCCACCAGGGTACTGTTGCCGTCCTTCCATTCCCGGCATACCCACCACAGAAACGGAGCCACGGCCTGGACGTCTGCTGTCAGGTAGCGGCGGCCTCCGGTGATCGTGACCGCGGCCGATGCCTCGGGTCGTTCCTGCTGTACGTCCTGCTGCTCCCAGGGCTCGGCCAGGTTGCCGTTGATGAAGCCCTGCAGGCCGGCCATGGATGCCTTGGCCTCGATGAATGCCACGGCCAGATGGCCCCAGGTGCACTTCCGATCCGGGCTGTAGAGGCTGCTGAGATGGTAGGACCGCACGCCGGGCATGGCGTTGGGATTCTCTGGGCGCCATTGGCCGTGCCGGAGGGCTGCCACCTTGTGGGCGTCGGTGATCTTGCCGAGGCAGAGCTGGCAGACGTAGTGCGCGGAGGCCCGGATCTTGGCCAGGTCATGCTTGCCGTCCTCTGTCTTTGCGTCGTCCCAGGTCACCTGGCGCCATTCGAGCTTGATCAGCTCCCGGCAGTGTGGGCAGGGCAGGTAGTAGCGGCGCTGGTCGCCCCGGAGGAAGCGCTGCCAGATCCGGCCTTCGACCACCGTGGGCGTGCTGGTCATGAAGGCTTTGCTACTTGAAAAGCTCTTGAGGCGCTGTTCAGCCAGGTCGAGGGCGTCGGCTTCCTTGGCAGTCGCCTCGGCGAACTTGTCTACCTCGTCGGCGATCAGCACCCGGACGGGTCGGGAAGCTAGGTTGGCCGGGCTGTTAGATCCGACAAAAGTCAGGGTCGACCGGGTGAAGTTCTGCTCGAGATTGGTGATCTTGTCGGCCTCGGCCGGGAAGCATTCGAGCATGGTCGGGCTGTCCTCCAGCATAGGCAGCCAGCGGCTCTTTGAGAATGACCTGGCCAGATTCTCCGAGGGCATCAGCCACAGGGCTGGGCTCGGCTCGTTGGCAATCAGCCAGGCCAGGCCGGCCATCAGGGTGGTCGTTTTGCTGGTCTGTGATCCCCAGCACAGAGTCACCTCGGAGACCGATGGATCTTTCCAGGCTTCCATCGGCTCCCGGGTGTAGGGCCGCACCGAGGTGGAGAACGGCCCTGGGTGCTCGGTCTGCCGTTGGGTCAGCCGGAGGTTGGCCTCGGACCATTCGACCACTGTCTGCTGGGGTGTCGGGCGGTACAGGTTGCGCCGATAATCCAGGAGGGAGCGCTGCAGGTCGGTCAGGATCACAGGAGGCGCCCTTCGTGTTGGTTGGAGATTCGGGCCTGTGCGATCTTGTGGTATTCCGAGTCGCGTTCGATGCCGATGAACCGGAAGCCGTTGACCGTAGCCGCCTTGCCGGTTGATCCGGATCCCATGAATGGGTCGAGCACTGTCCCTCCTGGAGGCGTCACAAGGCGGCAGAGGTAGGCCATCAGGGTGGTCGGTTTGACGGTGGGGTGGTGATTCTTTGAAAGTGTTATGGTTCCAAGACTGCCATCGTTTCTGCCCTGCATTCCACCTGCTGGCCGTTGATCAAATGCATCGCACCCATCGTTTCGATCATCCTTGCCAGCCTTGGCCGTGTAGAAGAACCGGGCGCCGGACTTCAGCGCCAGGGCGGCTTCGTTGCTTCCGTCGTGGATGATGTTGGCAGGCCAGCGGCCGGATGTGGTCAGTCGGGCTTCTCCTCCGTCTCTTGATAAACCTCCTTCGTAGAGTTTTGATCCGCCGCCACCCCAGCCGGTAGCCTTCTCAGCTTCAATTCTGCACCCATCGACATTGATCGCCCCGGTGCCGTGCTGGAGAACCGTCTCAGCCACCGTGCCGGATAGAGGCTTCCGGGCCATCGTGATCGGCTCCAAGGCGGGCTTCAGGGCGGTGCCCCAGCCGGACCATTGGCGGGCAGCTTCGGTGGCAGGGGCGGTGATGGCCAAGGTGTCGTTGATCTCGCTGCCGTCCTGGTAGGCCTCTTCGCTGCGCCCGCTGGTGGCGCCATAGGCGGCTTGGCCTTTGATCCGAGCGGTGCCGGTGAGCTTGCGGCTGCCCACCACCTCGCGCTCCGCCCCAGCCGCCTTGTCGATAGCCTTTGACACATCCAGCGACTTCGGGAAGCCGGATCCATAGACCCAGGCGATCATGTCTCGGATCTCGAATCCGGCGTCCTCTATTCTCACCGCCATTCGGTGCTGCGTCCTAGTTCCGGCAAAGGCTAGCAAGTGCCCGCCGGGCTTCAGCACCCGGAGGCACTGCTCCCAGATGGCCACGCTCGGGACGTCGTAGTCCCACTTCTTGCCCATGAACGACAGGCCGTAAGGCGGGTCGGTGACTATGCTGTCGACCGAGTTATCCGGAAGGGTGGCGAGCACCTCAAGGCAGTCACCCAGGTGGAGCTGGTAGGTTATTTCCATGGGTCGGTGTTGTGCAATGTCTTGAGCGCCACCTCCTGCACCCACCTGGTGAGTTCGATCTCGCAGTGCTCGGGGTCGTGAGGGCTGATCCGGCCTGAGAGCTGTTTGGGCATGGCTTTCAGCAGGGATGCCACCGCCCCGTCGTGCTCCTGCATGACCCGGCGCACCCAATCGCCGCTCACAAGGCGCCGTTCCTTCTCGGCCTGGGCGATCACCTCGTCACGGGCGCTGGTTAAGTTCTTTGCCGCGGCTGCATGGATGGCAACCAGACGCCCTGCATCGGCTCGACCGCCCCGGAGGGCGTCGACTGCCAGGTCGTAGGCTGCACGCTCGATTTGCCGCTGCCGCTCGTAGGCGCCCTGTGGCGAGTCGATAGCCGCGGTGGCTGTGTCGATAGGGTTCGAGGCTTCCGCGGGGCGGTAGGGGCCTTCCTGTTCGATTGCGGGGGGTTCTGGGGTGGGTGGTGTTTCTATGTGTTGCGTTGTGGACTTGGCCCGGATGTTTTTCTTGCGCCAGGCATCGGCGGCCTCGGGACTATGCATGGGCATCCCCTTTGCAGCCAGTTGGGTGACGTAGCCGTGCGAAACACCGGCGTGCTTGGCGTATTCCCGTTGGGTCA